ACCACCACCCATATCGGATGTCACAATTTCCTGTCCGATTGACTGCCTACCACCTTGTGTAAATAAGTGGATAGGTATTTTAAGTTCCTCAGCTAATGTTTCAAATTGTCTTACCAATACACCTTCAGCTGTCCAACTTTCCTCTGCTAGTTGAATACAATCTAAATAATCCACAACAATCATATCAGGCGTAATATTGTTTTGTCTCTGTTTTTTAACCCAATTACGGATTTTCTCAAAGGTTGTTCCGTATGAAGGAAACTTCTTTAATACAAGCTTACCTTTACCTCTAATACCTTGAATAATCTCAATAACCGCTGATTTATTTTCTTTTAAATCATTGATTGGAATACCTGTCCAACAAGCGTAATGCTTACGTTTAATATCCCTCACTTTATCCTCAAAGAAAATATGGAATACTGTCTTACCTAAATTATAGTTTGTATTCGCTATCTTAGTTGCACAAGTGGATTTACCTGTTCCTAATGGTGCAATACCTAAACTTACCTCACCCGAACCTAACCCACCACCAGTTGATCTATCAAAACCACCGATACCAAATGGTAATGGTTTTCTTTCATCATTATCCAACACATTTTCAATATTATCCAAAGCATCTTCACCATTATCTTTATCTTCTGATATGTTGATAGCTTTCTTAATAATATCTTCACACTTATCATACGATTCAAAATCACCTTTTTCAAGTATCTTTTGAACTTTCTGAATGGCTTTCTTTAATTCTTGTTGTTTACAGAAATTGATTACTTTATGTTGAACGAAACTACTATCAGCTAATTCAACATTCTTAACCCCTTCAAGTTCATCAACAAGAACTCTTCTTGTAACTTCTGATGATGCCTCTGAATTGATGATACTTTCAATAGCATCCATCGTAGGTATAGCATCATACTTAACATAATACTCCTTAACATATTGAGTGATAACCCTAAAATATTGATTATCAAAATATTTTGGATCGATTATATTAATGTAGTTCTCCCCAAAAGTTCTGTCAGTAAAGATCTGAGCCAGAACTTTAGATTGAAAGCTATCACCTAAATACCCAAAATTTTCTTTATCACTCATATTATTCAGCCTCTTCTGTGTGTTGTAATGCGTTTTGTAATCTCGAAATAATTGTTGAGATAGAATCTTTGATGTCTACAATGTATCTAATTCTTTGTCCACTTTCAAAGAAAACAGGGATACATAATCCATAACCAGAAAACATAGTTTCCGATACAGGTCTACCATCTACTTTCACAGTAAATGTGAAATTGTCTTTAATGTCATTAAGATTATACTTAGGTATATCTTTAATCACTAATTCACCATCATCATCATAGTAAAAACCATACGGGTCGTAGTTATTCCAAAGGTGATCAACACTCTTTTTCATAATCCCCTTCTTAATGATGCTCACAACTTCATCTGTTGTGTCTTTCATTGACAAACTTCTCGCTGCTTTGTCATTGAACTTTCTTACGTTGAAGAATCTTTGGACGATAATGTCCTTGTTTAGTTTTAACACGAACTCAAATCGTGTCTTGAATTTTTCGTTTCCGATACTCATTTTTTATTTATTTTTAATTGTTAAACATTTAGTTTCCACTTGAACCAAAACCACTATCACCTCTTTGAGTTTCATTTAACTCACTCACTTCCTCTAACTCAATTGTTGGGTAAGGCATAATGATTAATTGACCTATTTTATCACCAACATTATAAACTTCTCCATTATCCCAAGTTAATTTTTTAAATCTAAACTTGATTTCCCCTCTATAACCTGAATCTACAACACCAACGTGATTTGCTAATATTTGTTTTGTTTTACTGATTGAAGATCTTGGAAATAATAGTCCAACGTGACCTTCAGGTATTTCAACAGCGATGTCTGTTCCATACTCATAATAAACTTCACCTTTTACCAATGATGTTGCCACCATATCCATACCAGCGTCACCTAATTTAGCATATTGTGGTGTCACCGCTTTTTTACTTAATTTTTTAAATCTTACTATCATAATATTGCTTTTTTATATAATTTCTTTTCTTTCTCCATAATAATATAAAATGGTTTGAAAAAATCAATGAACCCTGAATCTGATTTCGGCATATATGAATAGATACCATCATTAATCATTTGTTTCATTAATACCTTGTAATCTCTACCTTCAGGGTTTAATACACCATTAATTAATTCTTCTTCAATCCGTTCTTTAACTTCATCAGTTACCAACGGCTGACTTAAATCAATTATCTTTCGATTTGTTATGTATAAGGTTTCACCCATTACACCATGTTTTGATTTACCATTAATTAAATTACGTAATACTGACGCTTCTCTTCCCCTTGATTCGGGTAATAATTTACCCCCTTTTTCAATAACCCATTCTAATGTTTTTTCTTCTTTTACTAACTCTGGAAATAACTTAAATAAAGTTGCTTCTCCCATACCATAAACACCTGCTATGTTATCTGAATTACAACCTGTTAAAACTTTTACTAAAGATACATTTTTATGAGTATAATCTAAATACTTACTCCAATTTTTTTCATTTACAAAATCTCTTTTATCGGCTAAATAAACTTCTGTGTTATTACTGATTAATTGCAATAAATCCCTATCGTTTGTATATACATACTTATACTCGTTTGGAGTATTTAAACAATAGTAAGCAATACAATCATCAGCCTCAGAACCTTCATCTTCAAATTGTCTTAAATATAATTCCTCACAATAATATTGAGATTTAATCTTTTGAATGTTAAACTGATAATCTTTATCTATTTTATTGTTTAACTCTTCACGCTGTATTTTATAGTCAGGATAAAATGTTCTTCTATAATCCTTAGAATTAGAACCATCCCAAAATACAATAACTTTATCAGGGTATATCTTATTTATCATCATCTTAATTGTGATGATAAATTGATATAATCCACCTATATTATCTTCATTAAATATTACGTTTTTAGCACCTTTAGTACCTCCAAACACTACCCTCCGCCAATCCTATTGGGCTGTTTGGTAGGTTTCTAAATACAACATTACTATTAATATTAGTATTAGTATCAAAATTATTAGTATTAGTATTTAAATAAGTAATATTTCCCAAATTAGGAATATAATTATTTCCAAAATTAATAATTCTATCAACTAAAGGTTTTTTCTTACCCATTAAATGTTTTAAACTTCTCATTTCAATACCGATCTATAAAACTCCATTCTGTTTTTTGAAACAAAATCTAAATTGTATTTTTCTTTTACAGTTTCATATAAAGCATCACCCATATCTTTAATTTGTTCTGGGTTATTAACTAATCTCTTAATTAACTTATGCCAATCTTTATGACTTCTCTTTTGTTCAACCAAAAAACCATTCTTACCATCAATAATATCTTCTGTATATGGTTCAATATGTGACGCAATTAAAGCTTTTTTATGGAATCCAGCCTCCATTACCTTTAACGATGATTTAACCCTATTAAACTCAGTTTCTACTAACGGAGCCAATGAAATGTCAAAGTAGTTATAGTTTGTAGCGTATTTGTTAATCGGTAATGTCCATCTTCTTCTATATGGTTCATTCTTTTCATCAAAATTACCTTGAACAAATCTTTCTAAAAACATCTTATATGATGGTTTAATAATCTTGTAATTATCAGTTACAATCTTCTCATAATCATACCATACTGTTTCATGTGGTTGTATTGGTTCTTGTGTTTGTTCCCCTGTTTGAGCGTTTATGGTTGTCTTTGTTCCCCTTAAATCAAACCCACATAAAACAAACTGAATCTTATTCATAATACTATCGTCGCTTGATAATACGTTTGTTACACCTTGTAATAATTGTAAATCTTTTAAGTGTGATGAACCACCTAAATAACCAATACCAATCTTTTCATTTTCTTCTCTATTCGGAATGAATTGTCTATCTCTTGGATTAATCGCATTTGGAAATATAACCACATTCTTATTGTATTGTCTTATCTTAGACGCAAAATAAGAATTAGTTGTTGTAACATAATCAAATATCTTTAAGTTCTCAATAATCTTTTTATCGATTTGTTGATGTTTAATGATTTGATACAATCCGTGTGATGGATCAACCAACCAATGATCGTCAATATCACCAATGATAATTTGATTTGGGTTTTGTTGTTTTAATCTTTTATATATTTCTGGCGTTGCTCCAATATCAGGAGTTAAACTTCTATGACAGAAAATAATATTATAATCTTTATATCTTGTAATATCTGTGAAATCTGAAATATCTATAATATCGATATGGATTTCATCCTGAAACATTTCTTGTAGATGAACGTGAGGCCATCTCATTCTGTATGCACCTACACCTGCTCCATCAATTGTCGTAACCAACATTTTAATTTTACTCATACACCATATATAAGTATAAGGTTGAGAAAAATAAATATTAGGTATGACTATGTTTTTAATTTATTAACTCTTATAATTTTAATATGAAAACAATTATTAGATATGCTGGTGGTAAATCAAAAGCAATTAAGCACATAACACCTTTTATTACTGATTATAACAAAATTATTTCACCATTTATAGGTGGAGGTTCTCTTGAAGTTCATTGGGCTGGTAACTTAAATAAAGAAGTTATGGGTTATGATGTATTCGATATTCTAACTAACTTTTGGAATGTTTTGTTAAACAAACCAAATGAATTAGCAAATAAAATGGGTGAAATAAACCCAACAGATGAAGAATATACAAGAATAAAAGATATTTTAATTAAATGCGATAAAACACAAGAATTATTAAAGAATTGGAATACCGATTATTATAAAAGAAATGATGTTGTCACCTTAGACGATATCACATTAGCGGCTTACTACTATTTCAATCATAATTGTTCGTATGGACCAGGTTATTTAGGGTGGGGTAGTAGTGTTTATTTAACAGATAAAAAATGGAATGATATGATTAAAAACGTTAGGGAGTTTAAATGTTCTAATTTAACCGTTAATCAACAAACCTTCGATGTTACCTTAAAAAATCATAAGGAAGATTTTCTCTATTTAGACCCACCATATTATTTGGATAAAGATAGTGACAATAAAATGCACAAAGGTATGTATCCAATGAAAAATATTGATGTCCATCATTCAGGTTTCAATCACGAATTATTAAGAGATTTGTTATTGGAACATAATGGAGATTTTGTTTTATCATATAACAATTGTGAAACTATAAGAGAATATTATAAAGGTTTCGATTTCTATTTCCCTGAATGGAATTATTCAATGTCTAATGGTGAGAAAAGAATTGGTAAGAATAGGATTGAATTAAACGAAGGTAAGATAGTTAAAGAATCACACGAAATTTTAATCATTAAAAAAAGTCAAAAATGAATATATCAGAAATAATAAATAAAATAAAAGTTTGTGATATTGAAATCAACACAAACGCTAATGATCGTAAACTTTGGAATACTATTTGGTCTAAAGACGTACCTAATAAAATATTAACACAAAACAATGGTAGGTGTTATTTCTTAGTTGTTAATGGTGTAATATATAAAATAGGATTTTCCGATTGTCAAGGTGGAATTAAAAGTACTATTGATAGTTACAAAAACTCAGGTAATTCTGGTAGACCATCAGATAGAACTCACGGTATCCATATTTTAATCGCTGAAGAATTACTTAAAGGAAATAAGGTTGAGGTTTATTTCACCTATAACCCAACCATAGATGTAGAATTAGAGTTAATGGATGGTTCAAAAAAAATCGTATCACATTCATTGTCAGGTAAAATATTAGAACTTGAGAATATGAAAATATATACCACTAAAGAAGGTAAATACCCATTATGGAATCTACAAGAAGCAGGTAAATCGTGGCCCACTTATTTACAAGAAAGTAGAAATACTTTATTATCAGGGACACCAGTTACGATAGAATCAATTAAAACAAGATTAGGGATATAAAAAAAGGGGTTATAACCCCTTTTTATTTTTCGTAGTAAACCTTCTTTAATAAAGAAGATATGTGTGAGTTTGGTATTACTTGTGGATTAACTTTAATAAAATCATCCCACTTATTACCTAAGTAATCAGATATGAAAGCTCCAACAGCTCCACTTCTTGATACACCAGCTGTGCAATGAACATAAACATTAGATTCATTATTCATCTTTTCAACGAATTTTATAATCTCCAATGCTTGTTCTTCACTCATAGGTATTTGTTCATAGAACTCATCAGGAGAACCATCGACAGGGTGTTTTTTATACTCATTACAATCATCAAAATACAATGTTAATACGTTTGGATGTTTTTCCTTAAAATAAGGTTTTGTATCATTCCCTTCAGTTGAATTGATTGATATGTAAAAAGTATTGTCCTGATTCTCAACATTAGAATCGGTAATCCCTTGTTTCTTCAATATACCCCAAAATAAAAATCTAGCTAATACTTTAATCATAATACAAATATACGTATTTAATTTTAAATCACCAAATTATTTATTTTTCAATATTTTATCTGCACAATAACTAGCGCACCATCCATTAGGTTTACCAATAGCTTTATATCCCATAGAACTAATCAAACCAACACCAGCATCGTGAACCATACTTGATTTATGTTGTGGTGCTGGATTAAAATCTAAATGAACTTCCTCAACAAAAGGTTTCATATCATCACCTAAGTATTCTAAAAACTCTTTTGTTCTTTCTACTTCACCCCATAATTTAGTAAACATATCTCTAATTCTTGGAACTTTTTCCATAAAATAAACAACATGCCCACCCAATCCTTTTTTATAAAGAACAGCAGATACCGCATAGGTTGTATAATCCCCTGATTGTTTTGAATCACAACCAATATATAATCTTACATTACCATTAGTAGTAATATAGTCATTAATATACCCTTTCACATCTTTAATGTTTTTGGCATTAACCATACTCATTTTTTTTGGTATCTCGAACTTCATAACTTTTTAATTTAACAAAATAATATACATTAAATTATTAAAAAACAAATATTTATTATAAATGAATCCATTAAATAACAAAAAAATACCTATTACTAGACTTACTAAATGGTATGATGAAACAGATTTCGCCCTTGATATTGAAATGGGTAGAGAGTATCTTGAAGGTGATAATAATTTCACAGTCGTTCTTTATCAAGTAGATAGACAAAAAACTAATTATGATGATATATATGGAGAAACTCTTCAAGATGAATTAAGATTTCAACCACCAGTAGAACTTAAAGTGTCTATTCAATTGGACGCTAATGATATGAAAACATATAATAGTTCAAATGCTACTTTATCTTATAAGGATTATGGTAATCTTACATTCTTTATTTATACAAAACAATTAGACGAAAAGAAATGTAAAATCAATATTGGTGATTTTGTTGCTTATGCTGATAGAGAAGATAATGTAAAATACTTTAAGGTTGTTGATGATGACAGAATTAACTCTGAAAATCAAAAAACTCTTGGTGGTTATAAAGCATTCTTTAAGAAAATTGTTTGTGTAACTACTGATTTAACTGAGTTTAGAGGCGTTTAATTTACCAAAGCAGATTTAATTTTTTCGATTATTTTCCCATTCATATTAGGAATATCCCATATTGAATATCCAAAATTAGTTACTAAGTTATCACCTTTATCATATATAGTCCCACTTACAGGCTCATAATATATTATATTAGTATCAAAATTATATATACTATCCGTTAATTTTTGGAAATAATCTTCTTCTTCTTCATTTCTTACCCCATTATGTGTGAAATCATATATTTCTTCAGATGTTTCTTGATCCGTAAAACCAATATTATTTTTTCTGGGTTTTCTTTGAATAATCACAGCAATCTTACCTTGATGATAATTTTCCCATTCAAACTTATCACTATTAATACACCAAGCACATTCACTAGCATATTTCTTTAAAGCATCATGTGTTAAAGGTGCTACCACAATTAAATTATCATCCCTATAAATGTCAATCCTATCACTCTTTTTAACCCGAGCCTCAGTTATAATTTCTTCCATTATATACTTAAATCTTGGTATTCCCAATATTTTAGCGGCAATTAATCTATGATAACCATCTTCCAAACCTTTTTCATCGTAAATCAAATCGGTTATCTTATCAGGGTTATTAACAAAATATTTTATTGTTTGTATATTATCGTTTGTATCATTTTTTAATGAATCCCAATTATTGACAATATCTTCCAATGTATAGTTTTTTAACGTATAAAACCAAGAATCCTTAATTTCATCAAATTCTTTATCGGTGGATTTTGTCCCAGTCTCCTCCTTTAATATTTTTCTTATTAGTTCTTTCATATTCTACCCAGTAATTCTTCATTAAATGATTTACATACTTCTCTATCATCAGGATAAACTTCAGTTTCAATATATAATTTCTTAGGATCAGTTTCTTTTAATAATGTAGAAAAATAAGTATTGTAATCAATTGTATATCCAAAATTACTGATAGTGTAATTATGTAAAATAGCATAAAAATTATCACCTATATTATATTGAAACTCGTAATCCGTATATTCTTTTGTATCATAATTACCAGTTTCTTTATTATAAGTTCTCTTAGTTTTTTTAACAGGTTCATACCCAATATATGCACCCAAATATTCTTCTAACCCTTCATTTACATCATTAATAATATCATCTTGAGCAACATTATTATAAGCACCATCATAAGCCCATTCCATTTCCCTTTTTAATTCTTCAAACTCATTATAACCATTAATAATTTGACCTAATTCATCATCAGATATTTCATTTAAAAATGTATCACCTAAATCAATGGTATCACCTTCATCATTTTCATATTCAACAACATTACTTTTAATCCAAGCTTTAACCAATTCAATTGATTTTGGCTCCATACAACCCCATACTTGATCATACCAATCATAAACAACATCATTATATGGTTGCCAATCCAATTCACCACCTAATATATTTTCAGCCAATTTTTCATCATCAAATAAAAACGCATAATCCTTTTTGTCATAAACAACTAGTATTGGCTTACCACCTTGTATTTTTATATCATCAATACTAACATCACCAACCTTATTCTCAATCATATAGTTAATTCCTTTTTTAAAATTAAGAATACAAAATAACTCAAATACACCCTCATACCCAACAATATCCGCCAATTTTTTAAATGAATATTTTTTAACAATAAAATCAAATAGTTTTTTAGCTTTTTGCTCAATATTAACAATATTTTTAACATTATTTTTTTCCCAATCAGACATATACTTATATTTTCTATCAGAAAAATCAATTTCAGTTTCATTAAATACGTTAATCATATCCTCAATATTTAAACCCCTTTCAATAAACTCTTCATAATTCTTTAAAAAATATGAGAAAGCCTTATCTTCTGATTTAAATATTTTGTTAATATCTTTAACACCAAATACTGTTCCAATCGCATCGGGATCATCTTGTTTAACAAACATAAAAGCTCTTCCGTATGAATTAGGTTCTATTTCTGCACCATCTCCTTTATTGAAAGAAGCAATAAACTTATCACCCATATAACGCCACAAATATTGTGTTAAACTAGTTTGATCCCCCTTACCATCATTTTTATAAGCAAACTCAAAAAACTCCCTAATTTTCTTTGGGCTTTCATTTCTTATCAAATAAGGTAAAACACTAGTTAAACTAAAAATAGGTTTTATTTTTTTATCTTTAATAATATATTTAATAACTTTTTCAGCGCCATATAATTCCGCCAAATCATGAACATATCTACTACCTCTAGCTAACCAATATAACATTAATACATTTTCATTACTAATCTTTAAAAGTCTATTTTTATCACCACCTAAAAACTCATTAATAAAAACGCTTGGTAAATATTCGTCAAGAATAACCGCTAATTGATAATAATCGGGAATTAAATCTTCCCATTTTAAACCTCTTGGTTTTAATATATTATCTTTACCAATTACTAAATATTTTTTTTCTTTTTCTGAAAAATGATTCCCTAAATAATCATTAATATTACCTTTTAATAAATCTAATTTCTTAACAATAGCTTCAAAAAAACTTAAATTATATTTATAAGCCAACCAATTAGTAGCTTCTTCTCTAGATAAACTTTCAATAACATCTAAATCACTTAAACCCTCTTCTTCTTGTTTAATTAAAGTGGTGTATTCAGCAGGTATCATAGCTTGATAATCTTCAGGATCCTTTTCTTTAATATATGAAATTAAGAATGCTAATACATTTGGATCTTTTACTTTAAAATATTTCCACCCATCAAAAGTTTTATCAGGTGCATCATAAAATACGATATCTCTATCATTGTATTTTATATTAATAGCAATTTTATAAAATTGTGGATCACTTTCTTTTGTTTCAGTATTACTTATAACATATAATAATTTCTTTTTACCAGTTCCGTAAGATCTGAAGTTTGAATCACTTTCTTTATTTGTTGTACACCATCTTGTCCCCATACCATAAAAACAAGAAGCATCATAAGTATCTATTTCATATATGGTATATTCAGCATCTGAATAAATCTTTTTAGCACCTTCTTTAGCTAATCTTTTTCTTTGACTTTCTGTTTTATAATCAATTAAAGGTTTGATTATTCTTTTTAAAGTCCAATAGTTGTATGTATTTATATCTTTTAATGGTTTTTCCTTTAAATAAACATAATCTGATTCAATTTTATCTTTATTATATTCTAAGAAATCACCTTCAAGTTTAGGTAGATTTTCATCAAAATTATTAACCATAGTTACTAAATCACCCACATTCCCATTGTTAATAGCATAATTCCCCTCAACTAAATCTAAACAAGCATTAACCATCCATTCAAAATATTTTTTTGTCTGAGATGGATCTGATTTATATAAATGATCAATAACAACTTCAGGTG